TGGCTACATTACCTCAGAAAGTAATGAAGATTATTGGACAGATTATTTCTGAAGATTTCTATCCTCCAGAGATAGTCAAGACACCTCAGAAAGCTCATCTAGGTGCCATGTTCATAATGATTTATGATGCAAAGTGGAAAGACATTCTTGAATTTTGGGATGCTCTTCCTCTTTTTGTTCTGATTGCCAAAGGTGCTGACAGATGGATGGGATTGAATCTTCATTATCTTCCTTACACTTGGAGAGTTTCAATAGCAAAAAAATTAATGACAATGTTTGCCGCCAAGAAAAGAATACAATATAAAGATGTTGTTCAGGCAATAAAATCTGCAAAGGTTCCTGAAGGTTATCTCTATCTTTGTATAAGAACTTATCTTTATACCCATATAAGAAGTGATGTTTGGGAATTCAACAGATTGAACTATGAAGAAATGATTAAGAATGTCATGCCAAAATTCAAGAAAGCTGGTGAGGAATATGTCTACAAGACATTGCTCAGCAGATTTTATAAAACTATTGGTGGTATTCAGAAGAAAGAAAAGTAAATAGATTTAATAAGGAAATAAAATTATGTTTGGTGCAACAGAAATATTTAAAAATATATTGCCAAGTTTCGTTCAACAGAAACTTGAATTTACCACTATAGGAAATCCTGAAATTCCTGAATATATTCAAGCTGATAGTAGAATAATGAATCAGGGTGGGATATTCAATTCCTATGTGAATTTTGATGTCAGTTTTGAATCAATAGCACAGCTTGTTCATCAATATGAAGACTTTGCTCAGATAGATTTTGTTTCTGAAGCAGTTGATGAAATAGTTGATGAATCCATTGTTCAAGAAAACATGAAATCGGTTGTTGAATTGAATCTTGAACTTACGGGTCTTTCTGAATCTGTGAAGAAAACTATATATGATGAATTTGACCATATAAAGAAACTTCTTAAATTTGATATAAAAGCCGATGAATATTTTAGAAGATGGTATATCTGTGGCAGATTATATATGCAACCTTTGTTTTCTAAAAAACCAAAGGAAGGTATTGTAGGTTTTCATTTTGTAAGACCATATCATGTAATCAGACTTTATGATAAGAAAAACAATAAGTTTTACTATTATATAGATGAAACAAGGGATATGACACAGAGAATATCAGTTACTAATATAGAAGATATACCTGCTAATTATCTTGTTTCTTCAGACCATTTAATATTTGTTCCATCAGGTATAACAGATTCAAAGAACAGAATCTATATTTCCTATCTTCATAGAGCAATCAAACCAGCAAATCAGTTGAAACTTTTGGAAGATTCATTGGTAGTCTACAGATTCACAAGGGCACCTGAAAGAAGAGCATTCTATATTGATGTTGGAAGATTGTCAACTCAGAAAGCAGAACAATATGTAAAGAATCTTATGGATAGATTCAAAACAAAACTTACATATGACAATACAACAGGTGTCATCAATCAGAACAAGTCAATAATGACTATGCTTGAAGATTATTGGCTACCTAGAATGGGTTCAAAAGGAACTCAGATTGAAACTATAAGTGGTGGTAATCAGCTTTCAGAAATTTCTGATTTGCTTTATTTCAAACGTAGAGTTTGGAAAGCATTAAAGATTCCATCTACAAGAGCAGATAATGACAATGCTCCTGCTATTGACTTTGGTTCTACAGAATTTTCAAGAGATGAAATGAAGTTTGCAAGATTCTGTCAGAAATTGAGAGTGAAATTTTCTGAACTTCTTACTCAGGCATTGAGAATACATCTTATAAGAAAAGGTGTTGTCACCGTTCAGGATTGGTATGATAATTTTGAAGACAACATCAGATATAATTGGAATGAAAATTCATATTGGGCAGAATCAAAGAAACTTTCATTGCTTGAAAGAAGAGTTGATATGCTTGATAAGTTAAAGGACTATACAGGCAGATATTTTTCTGATGATTATATTGAAAAGAATATTCTTAACAGAACTGATGAAGAAATTGAATCAATTCATAAAGAAATTGAAACTATGAAGAAAGATGGAAAACTTGAAGAAGATGATTCTGAAAGTAGTTTCAGAAGTTTCAGATAGAAAAGTATATATTTTATAAAAAATTAGGAGATATTGATTATGTCTGATTTATTACAATTTGTAGCTAAAAAAGATTATTCAAGTTTCAGAAAAGAATATAATCAGGTTTTTGAACAGAAATTTGATGAATTGGCTTCTGAAATTGAAAAGGATGCTATTGCTGAACTTTCACTTTATCCTACTGTTGAAGCAAAACGAAAAATGAAAAAAGTGAAAGAAAATGAAGATGAATTTGAACTTGTCAGTATTGAAGCACCTGAAGATGAAAAATCAATTATCATCAAGTATGAATTAGATGGTGAAAAAGGTGAAAAGATTCTTGATGAAGAAGATGATATTGAATATTATAAGGAAATAGTTTCTGATACTGATGATTTGACAGATGAACAGATGGATAAAATCAAATCTGACTGTCTTGAATCAAAGAAGAGAAAGTAAAAATGGAAACCTTAAAACTTGTAAGAGAATTTAACTGTAATAATATCAAGGCTGTAAATGAATCCTTGAATGGTTCAGATAATTGGACTATTGAAGGAATTGGAATACAGATGGGTATCAAGAATGGTAATGGCAGAGTTTATGTCAGAGAACCAATGATTGAACAGCTTAATGAATATAAGAGAGATTATCTTGATAAGAACAGAGCAGTTGCAGAATTGGAACATCCGACAGAACCTGATGACCAAGTCAAGATAAATATTGATAGAATCTGTGCCAAGTTCACTGATATGATGCTTGATGGTGACAATGTTTATCTGAAAGCAAAAGTTACAGATGGAACACCTTGTGGAGATATTCTTAAAAATCTTCTAAAGAATGGTGTTCAGTTGGGATTTTCTTCAAGAGCATTAGCAAAATTGGAAAAGAAGAAAGATTATGTTGAAACTTGGTGCAGAAAGATAATTGCACTTGCTGATATAGTCTATGACCCATCTGCTCCTGATGCCTTCATTCAGGGTGTTATGGAAGAAAGAGACTGGGTATATCAGAATGGTGTAATTATGGAAGCTAAGAACTTTGAACAGGTTATTGAGGATTCAAAGTTAAAATTTTCTAACATGACATCTAAGAACAAAGATTCTATTGTTAAAGATGTCATGAAAAAATATTTTGATAAGTTATTTGCTCAAAAGTAAATAATTTAAAATGTTTAGATTCTTAAAAGGAGAAATTCAAAAATGAAGGAATTTGATGAAGTATTTGCCAAATATGTAACTGAAGATGTAGTTACAGAAGAAGCAAAGAAAGAAATCTCCACTGTATTTGAAGCACTTGTGAACAAGAAAGTATCTGAAACTATTGCTGAAAAGGAAAAAACCTTGACAGAAGAATTGGATGCTAAATACGAAAAGACTTTCCAAGAAGAAAAAGAACAGTTGATTGAAAGCATTGACAGTTACATGCAGGATACAGCTAAAGAGTTCGTTTCTGAAAACAAAGTCAAGATTCAAAATACAATGGTGGTAGAAAAGGCTAAAGACATCATTCATGGTATTCAGAAAGTATTTGAAGAAAATGGTATTTCATTGCCTGAAACCGATACTGATATTGTTAAAGAAATGAATGAAACCAATATTCGTCTGAATGAAAAAGTTGATTCACTTCTTAAAGAAAATCATGAATTGAGAAAAGAACTTCTTGAAGCAGAAAAGGCTATAGCATTTATTCAGGAAACTAAGGACTTGTCCATAATTTCCAAAGAAAAATGTATGAATATGATGGAAGGTATGGTTACTGAATCTGTTGAAGATTTCAAGACCAAACTTGACATTGTAAAATCAAATCTTATCACTGAAAAGAAATCAAAGAAAGTCAATGAAGATGATGATGAATATGTTGACGATATTGATGATATGAGTGATAAGGAAGATGAAAAAGATGGCGATGACCCTGATTTGGAAAATGAAGGTTGTGATTCCAAAAAATCAAAGGTCAAAAAAGAAGCTTGTGGTTCTGAAAAAGAAACAGTCAAAGAATGGTTATCCAAATTCCATGACATGACTAACTAAAAAGTAAATAATCTTATAAAGGAGATTTTATAAACTATGGCTAATGATTTAACTATTACTTTTGAATCTAGTGCAAAACTTTGCAGAAAGTGGAATGATGTAATTGCTTGTGAAGATAAGGCTTTTGACGCAGTAAAAGAAGTAATGCCAAAAGTCAGAGGTTCACAGAAGGCTCCTCTTGCTATGCAGATGGAACAGTTACAGAAACTTGTTCTTGAAACTACTCAGTCTGCTGATATTGCTCAGTTCAATCCAATTCTTATTCCTATGTTGAGACGTATTGCTCCATCACTCATTTCTACTGAAATGTTTGGCGTTCAACCATTGACTGCTCCAACAGGTCTTGTATACTGCATGAGAGCATTATATGCAGGTACCGAAGCTGACCCAGTAAAGAGACCAACTTCTCAGATTGTTGTTCTTACTGATGCTACTGCATTTACAGTAAATGGTAAGATTGCTTCTGAAGATGGTGTAACAGGTGACATCGTATTCAAAGAAGGTAATGCATTACTTGTTAAGATTACTTCCAATGATGGTGCAGACAGATTTGCCGCAGGTGATAATGTAGATAATGCCGCTTCTTATAGTGCCGCTGAAACTACTGTTAAATCTCAGACTTCAAACGAAGCACTTTACAAACATGTATTCAAGACTTGGACCGGACCTGTAACCACAGCACAAGGTGAAGTTCTTGGAACTGACATGAAGGAAATCGGTGTCACTGTAGAAAGAACTTCTGCTACAGCACAGACTAGAAAAATGAAAGCTTCATTTACCAGAGAAATGGCTGAAGACTTACAGGCTCAGCATGGTATGGATGCAGTTTCATTATTCACTCAGATTGGTTCTGAAGAAATCATTCTTGAATTGAACAGAGAAGCTATTGACTATGCTGATGCTAAATCAGTATTAGGTGGTGTTTCTACTTGGAATTATTCAGCCGCTGATGGTAGATGGGAAGTTGAAAAATATCAGAACTTAGCCGCCAAGATTTCAAGAACTTCTAGAGATATTGCTAAAGCTACTAGAAGAGGTCAGGGTAACTGGATGATAGTTGATACCGCTACTTTGACCGCCCTTGAAATGAGTGGCAGACTTGATACTACAGGTGTTGACCCCGTAATGTCTAGTTTTGCAGGTATCTTCAATGGTTACATTAAAGTATTCGTAGACTTGTTCCAAGACAATACTCAGGTAATCATGGGTTATAAAGGTCTTAATGAAACTGACGCAGGTGTATTCTACAGTCCATACATTCCATTACAGATTACTAGTGGTGTAACTCAAGAAGGTGACCAGCCAAGATTGTTCTTCAGAATGAGATATGCTCTTACTGACAACCCATTTGGAGCAGAAGCATACTTCAGAAAGATTGAAATCACCAATCTTCCAGCTTGATGAATAGTTAAGTAATAAAAAGACTAGGTATCAATTTACCTAGTCTTTTTTATTTTTTTATAAATTTAATATTTTATTCATCTTCATTTAAAGTTTTAATCCAAGATGAAGCCAATTTGTAACTTTCTTCCAATGTAATATTACTTACAATACTTCTTAATTGAGAAGCGGCTACATCAATTTCATTCTTTATGAAATTTTTAGCAAATTTGTGACTCTTATTATTAAAGAGTTCACCAAATTTGTTAGTTGCATTCTGAATCTTTCTTGTTACTTTGAAGTTTTTCATTTTATTTCTCCTTTTGTTTAACTTTAACTTACATAATTATTATATATAATATTTATAAAAATGTAAATACTTTTTTTAAAAAAATTAAAATTTTTATATAATAAATATAAAATTTGAAAAGGAATACAGAAATGAAATTCAAAAACATACGATTCAAGAATTTTTTAAGTTTTGGTAATGCTTTTACAGAAATGAATCTTTCTGATAATCATACATATCTAATTACAGGAGAGAATGGAGCAGGAAAGACAACTGCTCTTGAAGCTTTTTATTTTGGAATGACAGGCAAGCCATTCAGAAAGATTAAGAAATCAGAACTTGTAAACACTATAAACAAGAAAGAATTATTGGTAGAAATAACATTTGAACATAATGGTTCGGAATTTCTAGTAAAAAGAGGTATCAAGCCTGATATTTTTGAATTATATAAAGATGGTAAATTAGTTGATACCGATTCATCAAGAAAAGACTATCAGAAAACATTGGAATTATTGATAGGTGTAGATTCTGATACTTTTGCAAATACAATATTCATTTCTTCAAAGAACTATACTCCATTTCTGAAACTTAATGCTTCAGACAGAAGAAATTTTATTGAAAATGTATTGAATCTTAAAATCTTTTCTGAAATGCTTGAAGAATTGAAAGTAAAAAGAGGAATACAGAAAGAGAAACTTACTGATATTGAATACAACAAGAAATCCAATCTTGAAAAACTGTATCTTGCTGAAGAATCAAACAGAAAATACAGTGAAAATAATGATGAAAAAATAAAGAAATTAGAGGAAAAGAACAAAGAGATTGAAAAATACATTGTTATTTTGAATAAACAGTTAGAAGATGTAGAAAAGAAGATAACTGATTCAGACTTTGACAAGAGAATAGAAGAAACAGAAAAGAAACAGGAATTTTTTCAGAATCAGTATGATACAGCTATGAAGAAATTTAATAAAGAGTCTGAAGGTATAGAAGATGAGATAAATAAAGTTAGAAGTATGGCTACTGATATGTGTATGAAATATGAGAAACAGATATCAGAAATAAAGAATGAATCAAAGCTTGAATATAATAAGATAAAATCGAATATAGAAAAACTGAATGAAAAGAACAAGGAACTTTCAGAAAAGATTATGTTCTTTGAAAACAATAAAATCTGTCCTACTTGTGGTCAGAAGATAGATAGTGATTTATCCCATAAGAATGAGATTACAGAAAACATCAAGAA